AATGCCTTCACATTTGGTGTCGCATGAATTCTATCAATTTCCCGATCAACTGTTCTGGTTATATCCCGTCCAATTGCTCTTTTGAATTTCTTGGTGGCATTCCTTTTCTTAGTCATCTTAGGTTTCTTTGCCACTTTCTTCTCCTTTTTCTTCAAATTCTTCATGACCTTTTTTGCAAACTGACGCTTTTCGTAACGCTTTGGCTTTGCCTCCATTTTAGTGCCAAATTTGGGGATTAAACCACCACCGAACAATATGAACTTATCTGTCTCATGATCTGAGACATCATTCTTACACTGATGACAAACAAGAGCAAGTTTTTCAAAGTTCAGATTAATTGCGTCACATTTACAACAGGCCCAAGCTGGGCCGTTGTGGAACTTTGCAATAACTTTGGAATCCCTTGGATGTGTGAATTTCCGTTTCTTCTTCAGTTGAAGTATATCCTTTCTATTCACTCCACCACGACGCTTCATATTTTCTCGTTTCCTAAGTGTCATTACACTAACTTTCCCGGGGTATCTCAAAAGATCTTGAGTTGCATACCATTCGTCGTTGTACCAATCACGCTTGATTGATGTTTTGCCAGCATTATGCCAGATGTTTCCTACTCTAGGTAAAGCTTCCGGTGGGTTCTTCACATAGTAAACCCCTTCTTCAAGTGGCATGGACATAAGATTATCATGAATCCTTCGGTCATGAATCTTTGCAAACTTTCCCAGACAATTCAGGACTGGCGCATCAATTGCATCAATTGGAGCAGAAGTGGCCACAACTGTGGCATCAACTACCTCTGGTTCAGATTCAGTTTCAGATTCAGTGTCCGTGATTCCGAAAGAAGGGATTATCTGACCTTTGTAATTGATGAATGAACTTGCACGGTGGCCAGCAACGGAGCGTTCACAATTGTAGCAAGTTTTCAATGAATTGCAATGTTCACTATTGATGATCTTACACTCACAACATTGCCATGGTCCATTGTAGTTATTTGCATAACACACTTTGTTAGTCAGGGCAATCATGAAGTTGAGGAACTTTGGTTCAGGGGAAATAAGGGCTAGATCACGGAGCTGTTTAGCTGGGTACCAGTTAGAGATTAGTTCCTCCGCCAGAGGCAGGAAAGCCTCATAAGCGGAATTTGGTGACATATCCTGAAACTTTTCAACAAATTTGAACCAGGCATCATTGACCACATTGTCCATCATGGCCATATCTCCTTCAGAGATAACCCAATCATCTTCAGGTTTGTCGAGTTTTGTTGTAACTGCTTTTGTCTCATCAATGAACTTTTGCCTCTTTGCTTTAAGATCTTTGATCAAGTTCTCAGTGGCATTACGAGTGTCCACTCCAGTGATGCGAGCAGCATACTCTGTTTGAAAACCCTTGAATTTGTAGCGTAGATGGACCACAGTCAAGGATGGGGCTTGTGGTATCATTGGGGCTAATTTTGCATACTTCAGTTCAATGGGTATTAGCTCAAGTTCACTAATGTCCTTGGCATAGTTAGCATTGAAAGCCTTCAGTGGTATGAGGTAGTTTGTAGTTGCCATATTATGAAGAGGAAAATAGTTTGGAGTCGTTGAAGAAATTTCAATAACACCGCCGATTAGGTAATCCGTGAGGTATCTTTCAAAGACCATCCTCTCTATTTCTTTCTTTTTAATATTACAAACTCCGGTTACGAGTAAAACTAACCTCTCCATCGCTTCAGGCGATACATTAAAGAACGCACCTAACTCACGGCATGTTGAAGGGAAATCATGCCAATAAGAGTAGACTAGGTTTCTGATAGACTCAGAAAACTCTTCAAAGTGTGCGTCATTTTGCAAAATATGGCTGTAGCTCTTACAACAAATCTTAAGCGCAAGATTTAAGGGATTGTGATAATGCCCACTTCGTGAGAAGATACAGTTGAAAAACTCAAATCTCCCTACATCCACCCTAGTCTTAAGGGGTGCCACCAAACGTGTTTCCCAAGCTGACATATTTAGAACATTATCAACTTTATAAACATCATTGGAGTCATCACCACCAATCAGAATCATGATAAGCATGTCATGCCAATTGGAACCAAATGGGCCTGCAAGACCTGCAATAACCCTATCTATGAGTTGCAGAAAGGTGTTGATGAAGAAAGTGTCTGGCCTTCCAGACGCTAACTGCTCTTTAAGCCAGTATATGAATGTGGCAGCTAGAACTTTGATGTCAGTCACATTTTCATAAAAGGCTTTGAATTCACCAACATTGGGAATAAGAACTGCGAAGATTAAAAGAGCAACTTCGTTTGTGCGTGCTGTGTGTGAGGCGTCCATTTCAACATAATCACGCTGAATCATCTTTTCCAACCATGTGATCAGTTTATTACACCTATCCCAAATCTGCTGATTACTGAGGCCGTTAGCCCACACAACCTTATCTTTAAAGGATCGTTTCAAAACCATGGTCAAGGTCCTGAACAAGGGCGACCAAGTGTCATTAATAACTTTACGCATTTCCACTATATTTTGACCTCCCTTGGGATTGTTCAGAAACTTATTGAATGGATCCGTCAATAGAGTGGTATCATCCCAGTTAAACACACCATCTCGCACATGTTTGTTTTTGAATGTGACCTCTATGCCTTTCATTCGTGTTTGGGTCTTAAGGTGTTCAGCAGCTGTCTTTGTATACTCAAACATTCTCTGTTCCAAGGATGGCCCGGTGAGTTTAGCAGCTCTAACATATTCATTCACTGCAGAAGATTTCATGTACTCATACAAAGGCACAGTTAAAGACTCACTATGCCTAACGGGGTCAATGTAAGCCTCATAGAAATTTTGAACAATAGAGTCCAAGGGCACTCTAATTCCAAGCTTCTTCTTCCTTGCGATCTCAGAAACATTATGTCTAGCAGCAGTAGCAGCCATGTCCTGATAATGTGAACTGACCCAATTTATGAGCCCAGGAGTAGTTTCAGACATGTACTTGGCGACTCTCTCTGTACCTTGCACTAATGTAGGATTTATTGCAAGGTTAGCCTCTTGGATTCCAGGAACACATGCCGCAATCATATTGCCATTCGGGACATGTGGCACGTAGTCCAGCAAATCACGGACTTCAGTGTGTAGTTTCGGTAACTTAACCTTCTGTAGATGGCCAACACTGTATTCAGTTGGCTGATCAACGGCTTCATATAAAGAGTCGATAATAGGGGTCCAGTCGGGATTTATAGTCCCACCAATGAGCTGAATCGCACCACATTGCCGTTTCAACTCTTTCATGAACATATTGTAAACTGCCTTGGTGCTGATTATGATGACATTAAATCTTGCACGAGTTATGGCCACATAGAGCTGTGATTTTGATGCAAACATGAATTTGACTTGCTCATCATTAAGATAGATGCATACTGTATCAGCAGTGAACCCTTGTCGAACGCGGACAGTGGTCATGCTTGAATCTACCACACGATCATTTGATGCATCTATTGAAGCTGTCATTATGGGCCAACCTTTGCGTTTAACATCATCCAATTTTGAATTGTCCAAATGCATAAAGCGTGTAGGATGCATGAACCGTGCTTGCAGCTTGTTCGCAGGGACCAGCGCATTAGCTATATTGACAAACTTAGGGCCAAACCTAAAGCACAAGTAACCACATATCACGCTTTGAGGGCTTCTCTCAACAACGAAGTCACGGAATGAGTCCAAGCGTAATTCATTCACCGACGTGTCTATAGCCCAATAGTTCGATGGATCTATTCCGAGCTGGTAAACATCACCTAAAAGCACAATGACGGCCTGAGTGAAAATAGAGCTCAAAAGGCACACATATGTGGTTATATGGGTGAATGCCTCATCGATAAAGACATGAGCATAAGGTGAATGCGGCTGATAAGTTTCGCGACTATTGGCCACCAAAGCATTGACATAGGTTTTGACCCAAACCTTATATACTGCACCCATTTCATCACGTTCAATAAGGTGCCCAGGTTTGAATTTGTCCGTCAGGAGTTGGCATAATCTGTTCGCAACGCGTGCACCTTCTTCCTTGGATGAGGCAATATAAACACAGCCAAATTTAGGGTCAATTGCACCACATGTAGGCCTAGGTCTGTTCAAAATGGTCTTGATTGCAGTATCGGTCTTTGTGCACCCTGGGCCTCCTTGATAAAAGGCTATTGGAACTACAGGAGGTGCGCCCAAATGACTCATTTTAGTAATAAGCTTCTCAGCTTTGTCATTTAGGTCTTTGTATTTGGGTGACTCCTCCTTTCGAATGTACGTCATCATTTTGTCCATGTAGGTGGCCCATTTATCACCCTTGAGCAACTCAGATGTGTGTAGCTTGTAAGAGATCTTGCGCCATTCAATCTCGACAGGTATCTTCCAGTTCGACGTTGCTTTATCAATGTAAAGGTCTACATGAGCATCGTGAATGTAGAAAAAGTCACCTTTTGCTGGAAATGGTTCACCCTTCAGTACATA